GTGTTGATTCAAACTGTCCTGTGTCAGTGTTGAACTTAGTACCACCTGCAAACAATCCTGACAGTGCATCAGCCAGTGACCGAACACGCTGTGCTTCCAGTCCTGCAACGCCTGTTCCTGCCGCCGCCTGAGCTTCTAAGCCTGCAATGCCGCCCTTGTACAGAGCCTCTGATGCGCCCTGACGTGCTGACTGTGCAATGTTAGCGAGGTTGACTGATGGAGTCAATGCAGACAGAGCCTGGGATTCAGGGGTGTATCCTGCTTGCAACAATCCTTGAATGTTCTGGATGTTTTGTCCAGCAAGTGTAGGTGCTGTTGTCATGGCTGATAACAAGTCTGCACTCTGCTGTTCCTGAATAGCCTTCTGTAGGGCTAGTGCTTCAGGTGTCCCACCATAGGCCGCAGTCTGTGTACCACCACGTCCCTGAGCAAACAAACGATTCTCTAACTCAAGCTGTGCACGTTCCTGACCGGGTTGTCTAGCCGCCTGCATCTGAGCAAACAATTGTTCTGTTGTAGGAGTAGCAGTTCCAATCTGACCTAATGCTTGGGCCAACAATCCTTGCTGAATAGCCGCAGGAGTTTCACCAAGCTGTTGTGTGATACCACCGCCTGCACCAATCTGTGTAGTACCTGTGCCGGTCTTAACACTGAATGGGGTAAACTCTGTTTTACCTGCCGCTTCCTGCCCAATCTGTGTAGCCTGTCCCTGCAGAGTAGTACCCTGTTGCTTCAGGTAGTCAATGATTCCCTGACCTGCTTCATACGGTAGGTATGCCGCCCCTAAAGAGCCTGCACCGCTAAGCAGTCCACCAAGTTGAGACAAATCCATTAGTATGTACCCCCGTCAATTGTTCCTGCAGTGAGCGTACCAGTGACATTGACGGTTGGTGCTGTCACAGTACCTGTAAATGTGGGTGACGCTGAGTCAGACTTAGTAGCTACTGCTGTCTGAATCGCATCAAACTCAGAATCAATCTCAGAGCCTTTGATAATCTTGGCAGGGTTACCAGATGCCAAAGAGTCCTTGACTGTAAAGTTAGTTGTCTTAGTATAGTTTGACATTAGATAGTCCTTCCTACAATTGCTTGCGCTGTTAGTCTCTGGATTGAAACTTGTGATCCGTTAATTTCTGCTTCAACACCAAGTTGTACTACTTGACCCCCACCACTAGCGTTTACTGTTGGGCGGTTTACCAAGACACCGGCATTAAATTCACCAATGTTATATTCTGCAATGTTGTACTCAGCTAATACTTGAGTAGATAATGTAAAGCGTCTTTTCTTATAAGCATATGAATAATCATAGCCCCAGTTAAGTGTGACATCTGTAGCACTACCACCGATTACCGTAATCTTTAAATTCTTTAGTAGCTTTAAGTTTGATGGAGCACCAAAGTCAATGTAGTTGGTAAAGTATGACATCTGGTATGCTGTACCATTGTCAGTAAAACCTGTGTATTTTGCAATGCCTAGATTTTTACCCAACAACAAATTACCACCACGTGTCCTACATAAAGCCTGTGGAGATATGGTGTCCCACTGAGTAGTACGATGACTACCATCCTGTAGCGGTGCTCGCATGTCAAAGCAGTAGGTAATGTTTGTTGTAGGAAGATGCAATAAATAAAATGCTTCTTCTGGAGAGTATACTGAAAAGATATTCCCAGTTTCTGCTTGAATGTATGTGGTTAGCTCAGTACGTACATTCTTACTGATGTCAGTTAGCGGTGCAGATTTTTCTTGAATAGTTCGTTGTAAACTACGTACACCAGAGTCTGACAAGAACAGTAAGTCTGTACCAGTAACTTGAATAGAGTCACGTGCGATACATCCTATGCCTACAATTGTATCTGCAATACGCATTGTAGCTGGATCTTCTGCACCCTGATAAATAAGAATCTGACGCTTACCAAAGATAGCCAACAACCCATTATGAATTGCAAGCCCAGTAATCTCATCCGCACCATCAGGCCAGACTTTAGAGATATCTATAGAGCCGCTACTTCCGGTATCCCATTTGAACCCTGTGAGTAAATCGCTCCAATAGACAGTGGTGTTATTGGTTGACGTTTTGGCAACCCAGAGTCTACCAAAGCCAGACTGCACAATATCACCGCTAGGCACTGTACCCGAATAGTCCGGGTGTGCTGATACTTCATCGCATGTTGTCCCATCATAGTAAATAGGATCAGACCCTTCCCGGAATAAGTAATGTACATTATTCAAAGTAGCATGATCGTATAAACCATCACTGACAGTATGTGATGCAGGGGTAATATCTGTTAGCGTTGTTGTTCCTTTGTAGATTGCAGTATCACTACTAGAAATAATTTCTGTAGATCCATCTGCTTTAACAAACTCACCGATAGAGACTATAGAGTCTGCACCGGATGTTGTTTCATATGCCCAGCCCTTACGTGCACCGATACGTCCGAACTGGTCAATAACACAATTCTCTGCAACCAATGCAAACTGTTCAGGCAGTGAAGTTGGCGAGTCCTGCGTGTTCAGTCCAAAGAAACCCGGAGCTTGAATCGCAATACTTTGTAGCTCTTTAGCCATTAGCTGTACCAGATAGTTTCTTCAGGATGCTGTGATGCGTCTTGAGAGATAGCGTTAGTTAAGTCTTCCTTGGCAAACACTGCTTGTTCTGCCGCAGACTGACCACCAGTTTCACCACGCTCACGTAGTGCATAAGAGTATGCCCATTGAACAACTGGAGCAGAAGGAATGAATGTTTCATCAGTGTCATTGACAAGAGCATTGGTACGCTTAACACCGTACACTGTAATAGACTGTGCAATATTTGGAGTCATGTAGAAACGAATCTGCATGTCATTGTTAGAGTCTACACCGTCTAACGTGTAGTACTGAACTGCTCCATTTGCACTATCAGACTGTAGCGATAGTTGCCTAATACGTGTCAAAGACTCCATTGGAATTACTTGGTTTGTAGTTTCATTATGCACCGTCTGGATTTTAGACTTGGTGCTGTATCCTGTTAGGGAATAATTAGATTGGCCTACAATTGTAGTAATACTTACTGCTTCACGTAATGCTGTCCAGTCCCAAGAGTCCTCAACAAGACGCTTAGCATCGTTGACAAAATCACCGATCAGTCGAGAGTAGTCTGATTCAGACACTGTAGTTACTTCATCCTCTCGGAGTCTACGTAGTACAGCGTTTACAAGTTCTAAGTATGTCATAGTACTATTCTACCATATTTTCAATGATTTGTCAAGCAAATGTACGATCTAACAATTTACGTGCTAGCGTAGGTTCACCATCATTTAAGAAATCTAAGTCAGAGTCAAATGAAGCAATAGCCTCACCATCTGTAGTGACACGTGTGCCGGGAATAACTTCTTCTGCAAGAGCTATCTTAGCCGCTACTTCAGGAACATCCAAATCATCCAGATTAAGCTCAGCAATATCTAACCCTTCTGCTTGTAATCTTTCTAGTCCATCAATATCAAACCCTTCCACACCAAAGTCAATTGGTTTAAAAGCTGACAAGTCAATATCATCTAAATTAAAATCAGATATTTTAAATCCAATGTCAAGTAACCTACCAAAATTGTAGTCAAACGCAGGAAGTAATTCGTTAGCACTCAGGTTAAGCTCATTCCATGTACCTTTCCAATCAATACCCAGATCTGGTAGGCTAATACTAGGTAAATTAAAATCAGGCAAAACATTTGATAAGGTGTCTGGTATTTCAATCAGTGTATCTACTGTCCCACCGGCTCTGAAATAATCAACAACACCTTTACCTAGTGCTTCATTAGTATCTACACCTTGATCTAACGCAACACCAATGTTTAATCCGGCAATACCTGCGGCTCTTTCATTCTTAGAATCTGCATTAAGGTAATCAAGAATATTATCTCCATACCTTTCTACAATTGCCTGTGATGGGTCTTTATTATAAACAACTATGTCCGCACCTAAGTGTACTAGATCACTGTTGTCCTTTAACCACTGTGCAGTTTCAGGATTAAAAGTAGCATCAACTGCATCAGATGCTAGATCAGATAATCCAAGAGCCTCATCAACATCATCACCGAATGTAGAGATTAATGCAGTAAGGGGGTCACCTCCATCGGCCAGTGTCTTTGCAAGAACAATCCCATCTCGGACAGGCTCTGCCATATTAGCAAAGTCTCCTGCACCTGTGAAATTATTGAACAACTCATCAACAAAGTTTCCATCAGCACCTGCTACATAATCACGCCATGTTGGTTTACGCTTACCTGTGACAGCTTCAGCAAAGGCTTCAGTGTTGCCAACAACTTCTCCGCTATCATACTTATCTTTAAGTTCTTGTTCAGCCTGTTGTTGTGCTCTGAACTCAGACTCTGTGGTAAATCTACGGGTTGACTCTCCAGTAATTGGATTGTTAAATACCTGCTCTGTGATGTTCTCCCCAGTAATAGGGTTTTCCCAAGAATATGCTTCAAAGGTTTTATTATTTAAAGCACCAAACAATCCACCGGATGCTAATGCTTTACCACCATAGTAACCTACATTTGCCCCAATCGGGCCTTCTGATAAAGCAAAGCCAGTCAT